TGAAGTTTTCTTGAATGGGGCAATCTATGGAACGGGAATCGGTAAGATAGTTGTCGATAGAACAATCGAACGCTCCCCCTCTGAAGTGCCAGTCGCAGGCACTCTTACCACCACTCGTCAGTTAGTGGAAATCCCGTCCATTGATGTGCGTGTTGAGCCTATTAGTCCTAAAGAATTTTTGATTGACCCTAGTGCTAACTCAATTAATGAGGCTCTAGGTGTTGCTCACGAAGTTATTAAACCGAGATACCATGTTGTCGAAGGCATACGCTCTGGTATATACAGAGATGTACCCCTTGATGGTGATTATCAAACCACAAGAATAAGTTACGACCCTGAAACAAAAAGTGCTGACGAGTCTGACTCAGTCAAAATTACTGAATATTGGGGTAAAGTTCCTAAACGCTTCCTAAAACCAAAAGCCGATAAAGACGATTTTGAATATACTAAGTCTGACGAGTTGGTCGAAGCTGTGGTTACTATCTGTAATGACGAGTTTATTCTCAGAGTAGAAGAAAACGCTTTTATGATGAACGATAGACCTTTTATATCGTACCAACACGACATTGTGCCTAATAAATTCTGGGGTAGAGGCGTATGTGAAAAAGGCTACAACCCACAAAAGGCTTTAGATGCTGAAATGAGAGCAAGAATTGACTCTTTGGCACTTACAACAACGCCTATGATGGCTGCCGATGCTACGAGACTACCTAGAGGCATTAAATTTGAGGTTAGACCGGGCAAAACCGTGCTTACTAATGGCAATCCTAGAGATGCAATTATGCCTCTTGATATGGGTACTACAGACCCATCAACTTTTAACCAAGTAGCAAGCCTACAAAACATGATTCAAATGGGTACTGGAAGTGCTGATAGTGGTGCTGGACAACAAGATACTGCTTCTGGCATGTCTATGATGCAGTCAGCTAGTATTAAACGCCAAAAACGCACTTTAATGAACTTCCAAAACACATTCCTTATTCCTATGATTAATAAGTGCATGTGGAGAAAGATTCAGTTTGATATAGATAGATACCCTGTAAGTGATTACAAGTTTATTCCATATTCAACTATGGGCATTATGGCTAAAGAGTTAGAAATGACTCAAATGGTGCAAATGCTACAAGCCATACCTAAAGATTCGCCCGCATTTAATGTTATTTTATTGGCAATGTTCCAGAACTCATCTATTCACAATAGAGACCAAATTGTTAATGCTCTGATGCAAGGCAATGAGCCTAATCCAGAGATGCAGCAAATGCAACAAATGGCACAACAATTGCAAATGCAACAATTACAAGCTAATGTACAAAAAACTATGGCTGAAGCAGAAGAAGAAAAGGCTAAAGCTATGAAATGGCAGTCAGAGGCTATGGTTAATCAGCCTGACGAAATTGACTTCCAGCAACGCATAGTTAAATTGCAGAAGGATGCTATAGATTTAGAGAAAACTGCTGCTGATATTGAAAATAAACGCTCTGAGACAGCAAGAAATATACCTGAAGTAGACCATCTACAATCAGAGACTATATTGAACCTAGCAAAAGCTAGAGAAGCAGGGCAAAAAGCAGTAGTCAACTCAAGCATACAGTAAACGATAATCATCTATGGCAAAAACAGATGACCGTTTTATCGAAGATAGATTAGCAATGATGGAGACCGAAGGATGGCTCGACCTTATTGCTGATTTAGAAACTATTCAGGCTAATGTGGTCAATATCGACACAATGTCTGATGAAAAAGACCTCTGGGAAGCCAAAGGTCAGTTGAATATTCTTAGGTTTTTACTAACCCTAGAAAATACAACAAAAATCACAATGGAACAATCTGACTAAAGTTTAACCTTTAGTAAGACTCCACAATCTAATAACTTCATAACCCCACAGGGGCGGAGAACACAATGTCAAGTATAGTAGTAGATGAAGCATCTTCAACGGATGCACCAATAACAAATGAACAGGAAGTAACAGAAGAAATTACACAAGAGGCACAGGCGGAAGAAACTCCACAACCTGAATCTACCATTCCTGAGAAATTTGCTGGGAAGTCAACAGAAGAGTTAGTAGAGATGTACCAGAATGTTGAGAAGATGATGGGCAAGCAAGCCAGCGAAGTTGGTGAGCAACGCAAGTTAATTCAAAGCCTTATGGAATCTCAAAACCGAGCAGCAGAAGCTACTCCAAATGTAGAAGAAACCTCTAATTTTGATGATGATTTTTATACAGACCCAACACAAGCGGTCAATAAAGCTATAGAAAACCATCCAGATTTAGTTGAAGCAAGAAAAGAACGAAAAATCCAGCAACAACAACATCAAGTTGGTGTTTTAGAAAAAGCATATCCAGATTGGCAAGATAGAGTAGCCAGTAAAGAGTTTCAAGATTGGGTAGGTGCTTCTGAGATACGCACAGAGATGTTTAGAAAAGCCGATAGTGATTATCGACCTGACTATGCTATAGAACTATTCGATATGTTCGACAAAGTCAATATGATTGACAAGACTAAAGAAGTTCAAAAGCAAGAAACAGAGAAAAGAGATAAAGCACTTAAAGCTACTTCAACTGAGACTCGTTCTACTTCAGAATCTATAGGCGGAAAGAAGGTTTACCGAAGGAGTGATTTAATCAATCTACAGGTAACAGACCCAAACCGATACGCATCTTTGGCTGATGAAATTCAGTCAGCGTATGCCGAGGGAAGGGTTAAATAATAATACTATAATAGGAGAAGTAAAATGGCTTTGGGTACAAACCAAGTAACGACTGCCGTAGCTAATAACTTCATCCCCGAGTTGTGGAGTGATGAAGTCATAGGTGCGTATAAGTCAAATCTAGTGGTTGCTAACCTAGTTACTAAGCTATCTCACAAAGGTAAAAAAGGTGATACTATCTATATCCCTGTTCCTGCGAGAGGAAGTGCAAGTGCTAAAGCAGCAAACACACAAGTAACACTATCAGCAGCTACCAACACAAAGGTAACTGTGTCTATCGACAAGCATTACGAATATTCAAAGTTGATTGAAGATATTGCAGAAGTGCAGTCTCTAGCATCAATGAGAAAGTTCTACACAGATGATGCTGGCTACGCTTTGGCGAAGCAGGTCGACTCTGACCTTTTTGCACTAGCAGAAGGTTTTCAAGGCGGTACAGTAGGCGGTACTGGTGCATCAGCATATGAAAATGCTGTTATCGGTGGCGATGGTTCTACTGCTTATACTGGTAATTCAACTAATGCCTCTGACATTACTGATGCTGGTATTCGTAGAATGCTACTAACTCTTGATGATGCAGATGTACCGATGGATAATCGTGTACTAATCGTACCACCAATTTGTGCTAATGACATGCTTGGAATCAACAGATTCACAGAGCAGCAGTTTATTGGTTCTGGTGATGCTATCCGTACTGGTAAGATTGGACAAATCTACGGTGTTGATGTTTACATTACATCTAATGCTCCAACTCCTGCTGGTACTGACAGAGCAGGTATGCTTATGCACAAGGATGCTATGGTTCTAGCAGAGCAAGTTGGTGTTCGTTCACAAACACAGTACAAGCAAGAGTACTTAGGTGACTTGTTCACTTCAGATACTATTTATGGAGTTGCAGAACTTCGTAATGATGCTGGTGTTGCGTTTGTAGTTCCAGGATCTTAATAGTTAATTAAGATGTAACCCCTTCTCACGAGGGGGTTATTCTGAGTTAATTAGGAGTTTACATGCCTTTCTACGATTTTAAATGTGAAGATAATCATGTGAGTGAAGAATTACGCTTTTATGATGAAATGAAAAAGGGTATTGAATGCCCTAAATGTGGCAAACCTGCCCAAAGAATATACTCAATTAACGATGTCAGACCTAGTTATGGATATGAAATGACTAGATTTGCTATGCGAGAAAAGAAAAGACTAAGCAAGGATAAATTTAATGGACATATTTGAAGATACTACAGGCTCAGACTCTACAGATTTGCTTGAAATAGATCGCTTTAAGGCAAAGATACAAGAGATATGGACAAGGATGCTTACTGAGTGTTATTCGCATTACTATGACGAGGATGATGAGGATAGTCCTTCTATGGATGAATTTATGGAAGCTAATGCCCTTAAATTT